GTACTAATCCTTAATATCATTAAAGTGTGGTCATCAAACCTCATCAATTATTGGTGGGGTTTTTTCTTTACGCTACAATAAAACTAAATTACTTTATTAATCGTGGCAGCCACCATAAATGCAACAATAAAAGGAGAAAATGCCAATAGCTATGTTACCTTGTCTGAAGCTAACGACTATTTTGATACTTCTCCAGATTCTTCTACTTGGACAAATAAAACAGACGATCAAAAGAAAAGATCATTAATATCGGCTGCTAGATGGATTGATACTTTAGTTTTTTATGGCGATAGATGTGATGATGGACAGGCACTTAAATTTCCAAGAAATAATTATCAAGTAGATGGTGTTGAGTTAGCTTGTTCTAAAATCCCCAATGGTATTAAATATGCACAATATGAACTAGCTAGGGCTTTGGCAAATGATACTGATGCAATTACAGGAACTACTGGTAAAGATGGTAATTTTTCTGAGGTAAAGCTAGGAGATATTCAAGTTAAATATAATACTGATAGTCAGGGAACTGGATCTGTAAATAATATTTTAGATGTTTACCCATGGCTACAAAGTTATCTTGGAGCATATATGCTTGGTGGTGCTGGTAGTTTTCAACTTAGAGTGGTTAGAGGATAATGGCAGGACAGTTAGACTCAGCATTTAAGCAAATTGCAAAACAGGTTGTATCTGATCTTGGATCTTCTTTTGACTCTTCTATTGTTTATACAAGAAAAGCATCGGGCAGTTATAACACAGCTACAGGTGCATATACTACAAGTGATACAACTTACAGCATCAAAGCTCCTGTTGAGTTTATTAGATCTACTGAAACTGATGGAAGAGAAAGAAGAGAGGCAAAGATATATATTACACCTGATTTAATTGGAGATAATCAACCAGATTTTCAAGATGAAGTTACATTAACTTATGCTGGATCTACTAGAGTTGCACAGATAATTAATATAGATACAAAACAGGGTGGGCAAACCTATCTGTTTACTTTATTAGTGAGGTTGTAATGGCTAAGAATAGAGATGTTGGTAATGCAGGATCAGATCTAATAGGTAATTTAGAACAGGATTTTAATAATTTTATACGGGGAGCATTGTTTGATTTATCGAGAGAAGAAGATCCAATAAGTCCTATTGATACTGGTTTTTTTGCTTCAAGTTGGACAGCCAGTACACAAAGACCTAGACCAGATCAGGCAAGAGAAGATAATCCTCCTTGGAGTGAGATAGAGCCTTCATATGAAGGTAGGCCATCACCTGCTGCATTTGTTGAACCTAGATTTGCAAATAAAATAAAATATAATTTCAAACTTTTTTCTAAAGTCTATATAGGGAATAGGTCAGAATATGCTGCAAGTGCTTTAGGTTCTAGAAGAAGTAAAATTCCTCAATATATTCAAGGACAACTTAAACCACTTGTAAATGCAATATTCACAGAGAAAAAAGCTAAGATTGCTATTGGAGCCAGTAAATTTAAAGGTGGTCAAGGTGGTATTGGGCCATTTGCTGATCCAGAAAGAGAATTTGTTGATTACACTAATCTATGACTTTAGTTAACACCAGAGCAGCTTTTGAAAAAGCAGTAACAGATGCAGTTGCAGCAGTAGACGCTACTGTTGAAATGATTTATGACAATATGATTTATAAGACTCCTGGTAAGACTAAAAAATATATAATCATGTCAATAGATTTTGCACAGGCTACATCTCAAACACAGGGAGCATCTCAAGATTTTTATTCTGGTGTAATTCAATGTAATGTTTATGTTCCAAGAGGGAAAGGTACTTCTGTATTGTCTACTTTAGGCGAAGCTGTTATTGATGGACTTACTTCTGTTAATGCTTCTGATTATACTGATACCTTTAGTTGTAAACCTAGAGTTTTAGATGTTGTTGGTCCTGCACCTATTGTTTTAGATGACTCTGCACACTTTCTGGGCTTAATATCTTGCCAATTTACTGCCAACGCTTAGTATAATGATAATAGCTATACATTAACATGACTAGAGCAGTTGATCTTTTGAGAAACAAGTTTGGAGTTTCTCAACTTTATAAACATGATATTAAAGAAAATGATGAGATTATTCTTTCTGTTTATTGGCATCCATTAACTATTGCTGAACGAGAAGCAATACAAAAAAAAAGTAATTCTGATGATGTAAATGATTATGCTTTACAGATGATGATTGAAAAAGCCATAGATAAAGATGGTGCAAGACTTTTTCAAGATGGAGATAAAGCATCTCTAAGAAGAGAAATTGAAGCATCTGTGCTTGAAGAAATACAATTAGCTATGGTAAATGCTGGTGCTGACAAGGAGGTAAAAGAGGCTAAAGCCGATTTAAAAAGCTAATAAAGATTGGCAGTTTTTATTTTCTTTAGCAAAAACATTACATAAAACTGTAGCTGAATTATGTGATACTTTGACTATTGAGGAGATGATAGGTTGGGCTGCTTATAATGAATTGGAAAATGATGAATATAAAAAACAACAAGAACAAGCACAAAGATCTAGTGCTTTAAAACGTAAAAGAAGGTAATATAGAGAAAATGTTTTAATTTTTTATAGCAAGTGGCTAATTATAATGTAGATATTGCTGTTGCCATAAAGGGTGCTCAAAAATTAACACAATTTACGCAAAGAACAAAAGCATTAGGAATAGAGATACAACAATTAAATAAATTTATTAAATTTTTTCAACAAGATAATGTTGGTTTAGTAAAAAGTGTTGATAATCTTAACTCTGCATTAGCAGCAGCTAAAGCTAATTTTAATGCTGCTGCGTCAGGAACTTCACTTAAAGAAAAAGCAGCACGACAATTAATTATTGCAGAAAAGGAACTAAATAAAGAACTTAAAGAACAACAAAATCTTTTACAACAATTAAACACTACACCACTTCCTTTACCTGGCACGGGTCGTGGAAGAAATCGTAGTCCTCAAAGTTTTAAAGATAGAAACATGAAAGGTAAGCGATCTTCGCTTGTACCAGGAGAAAGTTTATTTGGACAAAGTGTAACTGTAGAAGGTGGTGCATCTGGAAGATCAAGGCAAATTCTTGCAGAGGAACAAGCATTACAAGAAGCATTGGCGAGAATGGATCAGAGAGATATGAAATTAACTGGTCAAAGTGTAAATATAGAAGAAAGATTACAACAGGCTTTAGCAAAACAAACTGCTAACAGAAAAAAAGCAGAAGAGGAAGTAAAAAAAATAAGAGAAAATGCAGTAAAAAAAATAGAAACAAGAGAAAAAAAATTAATTTTACTTAGAAAAAAAGCATTAAAACAAGAATTTGCAGAAAGAAGAAGATTATTAAGACAAAATCAATTTGGGAATGTTAATCCTGGCATGGGAGGATTTAGGGCATTTAGCCAAAGAGCAGATGAGATTACCGCTAGTGCTACCACAGCAAGAAGGCCTGGGTTTGGTCAAATGGTACGAAATCAATTTGCTGAAGGTGGTATGTTTGCTGGTACAAGAAATCAAAGAATCAGAGGTGCAACCAGTAGTGCTCTTATTGGTGGTGGTTTCCCATTGTTATTTGGTCAAGGTGGTTTAGGTGCTGCTCTCGGTGGTATTGGTGGTGGTATTGGTGGTGCTTTAGGTGGAGGATTTGGTTTCGGATTATCTATTGCTGGTACTGCAATAGCTCAACAAATACAACAAACTCTTGATTTTAGAAAATCTATTAGAGAGCTAAATAAAGAAATGAAACAGATGGGTATAAGTTCAAATATAAGTGGATCACAGGTAAGACAACTGGGTAAATCTTTGGGTATTACAAAAGAAGAAGCAGTAAAAGCATTACAAGAGTTCAAACGATTTGGAAATGATGCGGTATTAATTGCCAAGAAGTTTGGTGGAGATTTTGGTAGATTTGATGCACTTACACAAGCAAATACAGTTGAATCTGCCTTATCAGCTATAAGAAAAATTAATAAGGATTTGACACTAGAAGAGGAGCTTAGACTTGTTTTATCAATTCAAAGAAAAGGAGTTGAAGCAACTATAAATGATTTTCTGACGGATTCTTTAGAAAAACAAAAAAAATTAGATACAGCAGGTTTTGGACAGGGAGTAGGTGGTCGAAAAAGACCAGCAGTATTACAAAGAGAACGAGAACAATTAAAAGAAATAAATACAGAAAATGCTCAACTTATAGAAAAATTTACAATTATTAAAGACTTACAAGATCAAATAAGGATTGCAAATGAAGAGGCTTCATATTCAATAGTTAAAGGTTTACAAGATGTAAATAGTGAAATAAGAAGATTAAATAGTGCACAGTTTCAAGTGGTCGAATTATCTAAGGTACTTGGTGCATCTTTCCAGGAATCTTTCAAAGGAATAATAAAAGGAACAATGAGTGTTGGAGAAGCATTTAGAAGTATGTTTATGCGTATAGCAGATCATTTTTTGGATATGGCTGCACAGATGATGGCTGCACAAATATCAAGAGGATTTCTTGGATTATTTGCTAATGCTTTTGGTGGTGGAGGTGGCGATATTTTGTCAAATGCTGGTTTTACCGCAGCAGCACCAGGCGAAGTTACGATGGCTAATTTTGCTAATGGTGGTAGACCTCCTGTTGGCAGACCTTCAATTGTAGGAGAGAGAGGTGCTGAATTATTTGTTCCAGACAGGGCAGGTACTATTATTCCAAATCATCAGTTAGGCGGTATGGGTTCAACAAATATAGTTGTAAACGTAGATGCTTCTGGTTCTTCTGTTGAAGGAGATGAAGAACAAGGTAGAGAACTTGGTCGTATGATTTCAGTTGCTATACAATCAGAATTAATTAAACAAAAACGACCAGGAGGTATGCTTGCGTAATGGCTACGTTTCCTTCAATAAAACCTACATACGGACAACAAAAAAGATCCGCACCAGCTACTCGTACCATTCGTTTTGCTGATGGGTTTGAACATAGAATATTATTTGGATTAGCAGAACATCAAAATCCAAAGGTTTATAATTTTACTTTTAATGTCTCTGAATTGGAAGCAGATGAAATAGAAACTTTCCTTGATGCTAGAGCAAATGATAGTGATAGCTTTGATTTTACTGCACCTGGAGAATCTGCTGCACAAAAATTTGTTTGCGAAGCATGGTCAAAATCAATACCATATAACAATAGAGCAACAATTCAAACAACATTTAGAGAAGTATTTGAACCATGAGCACTGCTCCTATTATTACTGATCTACAAAAGATCAATCCTTCAGCAATAATTGAATTATTCACTATCACAACTGAAGCTGCAATACATGGATCAACGGCTACTTATAGATTTCATGCTGGTACGAATAGAGTAGGAAATGGAGATATTATCTGGGCTGGTAATACTTATATAAAAATGCCAATACAGGCAGAAGGTTTTGCATTTCAAAAAGGACAATTACCTAGACCTACATTAACTATTAGTAATGCTCTCGGAACAATTACTGCTATTTTACTGAATGTAAATTCTGTAACTACTGGTAATGATTTAACAGGAGCTACAGTTACAAGAATTAGAACTTTAGCTAGATATTTAGATTCAATAAATTTTCCAGGAAATACTAATCCATTAGGAACACCAGATCCTACCGCAGAGTTTCCTCAAGAAATATATAAAATTGATAGAAAATCATCAGAAAACAGAGAAGCAGTAACATTTGAACTTGCAGCAGTATTTGATCTAGCAGGTATTCGTGCTCCCAAAAGACAATGTACCAGAACAGAATTTCCTTCGATTGGCACGTTTATAGCATGAATTGGAAAGAAGAAGCACTTACTCATGCGAAAAAAGAAGATCCTAAAGAGTCTTGTGGATTATTATTAAATATTCGAGGTAAAGAAAAATATTTTCCTTGTCGTAATTTATCAATGACGGATCATCAATGTTTTATCATTGACCCAGAAGATTATGTAAAAGCAGATAATACAGGAGAAATAACAGCCGTTATTCATAGCCACCCTGTAACACCTCCTGCACCTAGTCAGGCAGATCAGATCAGTTGTGAGCAAAGTAAACTTCCGTGGCATATTGTTAATCCAAAAACAGAAGTTTGGGGATATTGTGAGCCTTGTGGATATAAACCACCTTTACTTGGTAGACCTTGGGTTTGGGGTGTTACTGACTGTTGGAGTTTAGTAAGAGATTGGTATAAAGAAGAAAAAAATATTGAGCTAAGAGATTGGGATAGACCAACAACACCAGAAGAGTTTATATTGAACCCTTTATTTGAAAGTTGTGCTTGGAGAACTGGCTTTAGAGAACTTAGACCTGATGAAAAACTTATAAATGGCGATGCTTTGTTAATGTCTATTGGGTCTGCTGGTTTAAATCATGTGGCTATTTTTTTAGATGGAGATGTTTTACATCATTTAACCGATAGACTATCTTGTAGAGAGCCTTATTCTCA